TCTATCTCAATAGAATGAGCCTCTGCATTATCTTTTCTTGCCTGTGCCTTAACAAGTGGTTCCTGTTGTAACAAATTAGCAACAACTCCAACTTGAGAAGCATCAAAAGGATTCTGGGAAACAGAAGAACGAGAAGAAGGGGAACCTTGATCAACATTAGTTTGTACTTGACCGTACTGTCCTATATTAGGATTTAATCCAGCACGCTCCAAACTCTGACGCTGAATAAGTGCACTATTTGCATTAAGCATATCCTCGCGAACTGCCTTTTTTATAAACATTTCACGTTGAAATTCCTGATTCTCACGGTTAACAGCTTCTTGTGATTCTCTGTTAGACTTATTAGTCAAAGCACCCATAACACCAGAACCTATTAAAGCGGCAGCACCTAAAACAGCGGGAATAATACGTTTTTCTGAAAATGCATAAGGGTGCACTTGCACCCCTACACTATCATTATATATATACCTCATACACTATGCTTTTTGTACATTAATTGCTGCATCATCAACATCATCATCAAATGTATCATAACTATCTGAAATTGATTTCATAGGTGCATACATTGAGAAATCTTGTATCATGTGAACAATAAAGTTCTCGGTCAAACCGGTAGTGTCATAAAAAATACGGTCATAATTACCAAACTTTTCATATCTACCAATATATCGCAATTCCTCATCAGGGACATAATCCTCTGTATCAGCAACCATAGAAGAATCACCAGCAATGGAAAAAAGTCTGTCAAGACAATACGGCAAGAACTGAGCCTGTTGCGAACGGAGCGCAAAACCACCGTTTGCGAGATTATTCTCAATTTTCAAAGAAAAATAGCGAGGACGGAATCCAAACACCGAATCAGATGCTTTAAATGTGTCGTAATCATAACGCCTATTGATAAAATTTGAAAGGCTCATTGGCTCCATGCCAAGAGAATCGAATTCGGGCTGATAAAAGTCAAAACGATTTATCGGACAATCACGCATACCTTGAACATAACCACCGAGCGGAACAACACACAAAATTTGTATGAGATAACCAAAAGACTCAGTTTCAAAATGCATCTTTTCAGAAGAACCTGAACCTATACCTTTACCAGCATATTGGCCGAGTGCAGAATCCTCTGTAGCAGCAGTAGCAAATACATCATCTATGTTACACATAAACTTAGTATCACCAAGGACATTTGACTTAGGCAAGCCACGTGAAATATTATGAGCACGTAGATATTCGTCAATCTTACTGCCAATAACAGAATTTTTATTAACTAAATGGTAAATACGATTAAGCAACTGAATACCAAGACCGCCAGCTAATTCAAGGGTTGCACCTCTATCATAACCATAAATGGTGTTATCAGTAACATAACCAGAAGAAGTACTAGTAGGATTAGTATTACTTGCATACATACCTATAGAGTTAATAGACTGAGAATTATCACTAATCTCAAGCAGCGGAGTAGGTGTCGCACAAGTCATATTATCTATGGGTAGAACGTAACAACATTGAGCAAGGTCAATAACAAACTTATACCAAAACACACGATAACGGTTTAAAATACCAGCATTAAATATACGCTGATAATCAGGACCAACAGAAAGCAATATGTTATCAAGCACACTGCCATAATCATAATACCCGTGAATCAAGCCAAAACAATTAGTATCTAGCCACTGGAGATTTCTTCCAGGGTTGTATTTGTCAAACCAAACCTTATAATAACTAAAAAGTCGCATCAAATCAATTTTCTTATTTTTCGTACCAAAAGAAATACGACAACCTGTAAAAACTTTAAGAAGCCTACGACCAGTACGAGAAAAATGAAACTTAATACGAATCGGAACACCTGTAATACTATTTTCCCATTCATCAGTATAACCTACAATCTCAGTTTCACCGAATGAAAAATCAGCAGGACCAAGCGCTTGCATAAACTCAGGATTATGATCTGGATAATACATATACGAAAGAGCCAATTCCCTCGCATAAGAAGCATCAGGATACATTGTATTATATTGTGGCAAAACACGATTAGGAACATACTCACCAAAATTTAACATATACAATTTATTAACGGTCTGACGCTGCTGACCTGTAACAGTATCAAGCATACCAAAATAAGCTTTATTAAAATGCTGAGGATTGCCAAGAAAATTATAAAATGGGGAATTGGTTTGCTGAACAGAGGCAGGATCAGTTGACAAAACAGAAGCAAGCAGACGAACAGAATTATTTGCTAACTTCTGGTCAGTAGCAATAACAGAATCATTTACAATATCTACCCATTCATTAGGAGAATGAAGAGAGTATTTGTCATAATTAGAAGGGCAGAACTTACTCCATTTAGTCCAAAGAGAAAAACGACCAATAAAACGAGTATTATCAATACCAGCTTCATATTCTTCTCCTACATGATAGTTATAAAAATAATTCTCATAATCTACTGCCAAGTCCATCAAAGAACCAAGAAGTGTATTTGCAGTAACATAATCTGCACACTGAGGAATATATGAACGATTGGCAGAAGTCACAGTTTTCTGTGCCTGAAAATAATCATACGCAAGAAACGTTTCAAGAACAGGCACAAAAGCAGTATGCGTTTTGACCTCTATACGTCCGAAAGTCGGGCATGGCATAGCACCAAGACGCACAAATTCCTTTGTCTGCAGCGTTATCTTACTGTCTTTATAAAATTCTCTACAAAGTGTTGGCTGACAAAATCCAAAATCACTTGTAGTATTTACGTCGTGTGTAAGGTCAAAAAAGTTTCTTTTCGCTTTTTTACCGAGTGAAATTTTTGGAAGTGATACCATAATAGACTATTCATTTAAAGGTTCAACTGGTTCTTCTTTTCTCTCTAACTCTGCATTTATTTTCTGTATCTCAGCATCTGAAAGCTCAGAATCATGAAGAAGTACACTATTTACTTCTTTCATAGACAAACCTGATGCTTGTTGAGCTGGAATAGAAAAGTTTTCACTTTCAAGTTCTCGCAGAAAATCCTTGAAATTACTTGAAAAATCTGATACAGTAGCGGAGTCAATAGAATCTCCGTCAGTCTTACGTACTACTTTAGTAATACGATACTGTGGTGCACCTTCGGGCAAATCACAGTAAAATGGTTTTTTCTGAAACATAGTTAAACAGCATTTTGATAAATAATTGAATTATATAAACTGCGGTACATCATATTTTCCTCGTACCGCTTCGCAGCTTCTTTATAATTTCTATCGTGCACCAAATTATACACGAACTGCACGCGAGACAAAAAGCTATCAAATCCATTAAATACTTCAAGGTTATTATAAATTCTACGACTAAAATCTACATCTTTAGTATGCAAACGTATATATTCTTTATTACCTACGGTAAATATTTCATGCTCATGGTCGTTTTGCGTTGCAAGTTTATTTTCAAAAACAGAGTTTCCAAAATCAAATAATTGCTGAGTACTGTATGACTCTACATCTACATAATCAGGAATAGCAACATTCTGAAACAAAAGCTTGTAATATGCCAAAAGCCTAAGCTTAGGAATATTCAACCAATCAGTATATAAATCATCATAGAACTTATTAAGATCAAAAGGCACTTCACAACCAGTTACACCAAATTCAAAGTCAAGAGGGTACAAAAGTGACTTAAAAGACGATGTACTAACCATACGAACTTTATCTACGAATCGGTCGACAGAATCGAAGAATTTTTCACGCAATACATTTCGACCAAATTCAGTCAAATAACAAATTGTCACATGTTTATAATCATCATCCAATTTAGTATAATGCCGATTCTGATAAAGTAAACGTCTAATAAAATACTTCGGCATAGCATAGATGTTTCCGTCATTTTCAAAATGAAATTCTTTTCGGGCAAATTCCTTTGCACCTTCAAAAGTGTCAATTTCAACTTCTTTTTCAAAGAGAGAGCCGACACCATTACTAATGAGAAAGAAGGGAACACTATCTTTATATCTTTTAAGACAACATTTCTGTTTACTCTCTGGCATATGCGCAAGAGAAGGCAATTCCTTAATAATGTCGATAAATTCAGGAACAAAGGGCACTTTCAAATACTCCGTATCTTTGAAAAGATACTTACAAAGATACTTCATGCCTAACGGTCGAGTCATCTGAGCACCTTTTTTACTATACATCACAAAACCATTCTTATGCATAAAGAAAGTTTTCTTACGCTTAACACCTGAGCGATAAACAAACCAGTCTTGGAACTCCACAAAATCTTTTCCATCATCGAAAGCAAGGTGTGCACATTCTGCAATACTTTCGGGAACTACACTCTCCGCACAGAGAGTACTCCAAGCAAATTCACAAAGACGTTTGAAGTTACCAGCCTGAACAATAAAAGGAAAGAAGATAAGTGCATGATAATGTGGGCGCTTTGTTTCTTTACCATATTCGCAAACAACAAAGTGCTTTATATCAGTGCCTAAAACAGGGTTGCGCAATACTCCAGCGTTATCACAAAAACAAGATTGCTGAGGTACAAAAGTACCAGTTTCATCCTTTGCATAATATTGTATACCACGCAAAATCTGTCTAGGAAAACGGTCAAGGTGGTGCAACCTCTCCAAGAACGCACGCACAGCAGCTTTGTCAAAACAAGGAAGCTGAGCAAAATTTTCAGAAAAAATAAGACCCTTATTTTGCAAATTATCAGCACAAACATTAAACTCCAAAGAATCAACAGAAGGAGTAAAGGGCAAAGACTGATTATTATGTGACATAGTTATAAAAAACACGCTTCCACCGTTTTTCATATATCTTTCCCATTCATAATGTAACCGTACATAATAGTCATTTATACGCATCAGACGACATTCCTCACAATCACCGCAAGGAACTTGCATATACATTTTGTCTATACCTACACGATAGTTATTCCGATTCGTTTTAATAGTAACAGGTCTTAAACACATAATCTAGTCGTTTGTGCGTAAGCTTAAGGCAGGAATTTCCGTTTTCTGCTCTCCGAACTCTGCAAGCAGAGTTTCAGAGCAAACGAAAATTCTAAATCTGCCTTAAGCTCACGCGGGGAAATTACTTTATACGCTTAAAAATAAACCTTATTTGTTTTCGCAACAAAATTACAAAAATTTTTCAATAAACCAAAGTAAACACGCAATCACTATTTAAAATTTAATAAAAATTAACGGATTGCGCCCTATTAAAGGGAACGGGAATTAAACCACGTTTGTACATAGTTGGACAAGATTTCCATCCGCTACAAGTTAAGCGCGGAATTTACCGCACATTTTTTCTTTTTTTTGGCTTTTAGAGGGGGCGAAACAGGTTCGCCTTTTTGCCTCGATAGTCGTAAGCTGTATGCAATAACGTTTTGTGCCAAGAGCGAAAAGCCCTGAAAGGCGGTACTTTCAGGGTGATAATGCAAAAAACTTAATACACAACAAAGTTGTGTGGTGGCGAGACTACACGCCATTAAAAAGATAGTTATACAATTTAGTTAAAGAAGGAAACAACCTATCATGGCATAAATTGTCATCATATACTTTATTATCTACAAGAACATGAACTCCAGCAGTACCATCTATATACAAATCACAATCGTGAGAAGCACACCAGGATTCTACACGTTTTTTCATATAATCTTTAGTCATAACTTAATCCTTTCTAACAACAGACAATTCTACACCATGAACAGTTTTAAGAATAGTAATAACTTCTGAAGGAATATCAGTAGAAGTTACAGAACGGTCATAAAGAACAACATCACTTTTTTTAATTTTAATTTCAAGTATCATAACATTTTAATTTTAAAGGGTTTATAATATCATTCTCCAAATTTAGGACGAATACCAAACTTACGTATGATATCTTCAGTTAAAAGATAAGTACGACCATCTACAACAGCAACTAAACCGTGATTACACTCATAATAATGTTGTATCATAACTTTTTAATTTTAAAGGGTTAAACTTGTTTCTTTTCGTACTACAAAGGTACTACTTTTTTGGGTAATATGCAAATAAAAAGCCAATTATTTACCTTTTTCGGGAAAATAATTGACTTATATCAACATATTACGCACGCACGCGAAACGCGCGCACGCGCATTATTCTTTAGTAACAGTTACATGGGAGTTTGACTTGCTATTGTTATAATTAGTATTCGTACTAGTTAACTTACTTTCAGACTTACCTTTAAACTTGGAAACATGAGCACCAATATTAATGTTACCGTTAAGACCAGACAAAAGAATTGCAATAAACATTGCAGCATCTGCCATGGCACCATCACCAAGATACTTGTGAATCAATTCAGCAAGGTTACTGTTACGCTGTATTTCTTCTTGCAGTACATTCAAAGACTCCTGACTATTGGCAAGAGAAGCATTTGCGTTATTCAAGGCAATGACAGAGTCCATAACCTCACGATTTTTACGGAAAGTCAAAATTTCCTGATAAAGTTTGCGCTTTTCAAAATAAGGCATTTGGGCAATTGCCTGAACAGTTTTGGAATCCTTAAGACGTTCATCATATACCATCTTATCAACTTCATGCTGTACGTCCAACGCATCAAGTTCTTTCGTACGTGATTCCCATTCACGTTCAAGTTTCTGAGCATCAATTGTACCTCTATTATAAGATCTAAACTTACCATCAATAACCGTTTCGCCTTCAATAGCACTTTCATTACTAAACTTATTCTTAAAGTATGCATCTAAATGACGGTCGATTGTCTCCTGACGCAAATTTTCTATCTCAATAGAATGAGCCTCTGCATTATCTTTTCTTGCCTGTGCCTTAACAAGTGGTTCCTGTTGTAACAAATTAGCAACAACTCCAACTTGAGAAGCATCAAAAGGATTCTGGGAAACAGAAG